GAAGAGAAAACAATAATGTATGGTAAAGTTATTACTGAACATACTGGGGAAATATCCGAAGAAATTGAGACGGCACATGATTCTCTTACGGATAATCCTGTTAATGAAGAAAAAGTAAAACTCTTAGACATTATTCTTAGAGATGTTAAAGTTCAAGGTGAAATTATACTTCTAGGCAAAAAAGAAGCGCAAAAAATAAGACAGTCTATGTTAAATATTGAAGAAATATTGCAAAGACAATTTAGAGAAAGAAACCAAAAGGAAAGTGAACAAGAATGACTTGGGAATACATATTGAAAGAACAGATTGAAAAAGAGTATAGCCCTATACTAGAAAGTATGGATAAGAAAAAGAAGAAGTCTTTGAAGAAGACCCTTCAATCAGCCGAACCAACAGAATATTTCGGGCAGGATTTTACTAGAATGGGGGAGTTAATTGATATGCTAAGAGATTTGGATTTAGTTAAGGCCGATGATAAAATGAAAAAGAAGTTTGTAAGTATTGATGAGAGGAACATTGATATGGTTGCGTTGTCGAGCAAACTCCGTAAGGAGTATGAGTTGCTGTACCGAGATTTACGGTCAATTGTATATCCTAAGAGAAAAGGGGATTTGAGAGATGAGTGATACAAACGAAGACATGTTGGTTATTTTGAAAGAATTAGTCGGCAGGATTAGAGAACTAGAAACAGCCGTTTACAACAAGGATAATCTATTAATGAAGTCCGGTTTTGTTGTAGTTGATTCACCAACTCCTTCAATGAACAACAGCACAGTGCCCGATAGTGACGCAATTCATAAAATGAGTTGGAGTGACATTGAGAGATTCGTAAATGGAGGACAGTAAATATGCCGGAGAAAATGACTAAGGAAGAGGCAGAAATTAGTAGAGCGATTAGACTTGTTCGCAAAGCAAAAGAGACTATTAAACTAGTAGGTAGTTCTACAGAACTTCCTTATGATGATGAAGTTGAACATGTTAAAGTTAAGAGGCCAAAGGCTGAAAACTATAATGTAAATCAAAAGAAAGAAGGCTACGGTATGGGTGGAGAAACTATTGGTAAAGCCGAAGACATTAGCCACATAAAAGAAGAGGAACGATACCAACCTAGTAATCGCATGTTTGCGGGTGTATTTGTTGGCACTATTGATAATATAGTAGATGATTTAACTACTGGGATTCTTGATTTAGTAAGAAATTCAAATGATGTTGATACTGACAGTATAGAAGGCATTCTTGACGAAACGGCGAAGCGGTTTAGGGCAATACAAAAAGAACTACCTAAGTATGAACTTAACCCACAGTGATGCGGTATGGCAACCACTGGCTTAATGTTTGAGAAGGACAGCAACCCAATCTCAAATGAAATACTTTCACTTTTTGAAAAGGTACGAGTAGCCTATTTATCAGCACGAACTGACCCTAAAGAATACGGGGTTCGTTGGAGAAACGCACTAGAAGAAATAAAAGAAGCGTATGATTCTATATCCCCTCTAGGTAAAGAGATAAAAGAATACCTTGATGAACGCCATGTAGAGGCTGATGATGCAGGAAGTCCGTCTAGTGGTAGTGCAAAAATTGTCTATGAGGCAATTAAACAAATGCGTTTTGACTCGGAAAATGTTAATGACCCATTCGCTAAAAAGTTCAAAGGTAATGTTTTAGAGAGCCTATTGTCGGACAAAAGCACATTTGTAAAGTTTATTCATTATGCTATTCGTTCCGACGATGACGCACTACCCGAAGACTTCTATGAATCAATGGAGTTTCAAGGAGATGACATTACCGATGGTTTGGAAGGATTAGACCTTCAAGTTAAAGACATACCATTGTTTGTAATAGAACATTATGGTGATAATAAAGACAGTAAAAAGGTAGAGTCTAGTTTCAAACAGGCATTAAAACTACTACAAGAGAAGTTCATAGAAAAATACTCCGAAGAAAAGTGGAATGCTCTTACCCAAGTGGAACTTAAAAAAGCCGAGAAAAAATCCACAGAAGAAAAATCAATATCTCACTTCATCATACCAAACAAACCAATGTATAGAATATTCGACATAGAAGACATGCAGGAACTACAAGGTTTTTCCGGCGACTACTTAGTTCAAGAAAAGTATGATGGTATGAGAATACAAATACATAAAATAGACAATCAAGTTAAAATCTATTCATATAATGAAAAGGATATTACTGATAAGTGTCCCGACCAAGTTACTGAAATGAAGAAGAAGTCTTATGGGGATTGCATACTAGATGCTGAACTAATATTATTTGACGGTGAAGACGCTCTACATAGAGCCGACACTATCTCACATGTATTCAAAAATAAATATCCTAATGCCAAACTTAAGGCACATGTTTTTGACATAATGAGACATGATGAAAAGAACATGACGGATGAGGAACTAGAACAAAGAATCAATATTCTTTTTAACAACTATTCAGCCAAGACATCGGATGCCCTACACTTCCCTTCTAAGAAAGACACTAGAACTGCCGACTCTCTAAAAGACATAGAAGAGTATGCTAAGGAGATTATGGAGATGCCGACTTCCGAAGGAGTTGTCATAAAGGATTTAACATCTACTTATTTTATAGGTACTAAGAAAAATCCTAAATGGATTAAATGGAAGAAGTTTATAGATTTGGATATGATTGTTCTAGATAAGAAAACTACAAAATCAAACTTATACTCTTACACTTTAGGAGCAGGGCCATCTCTAGAAGAAGGAAAGCACATTGTTGAATTAAATGGTACTCTATACATGAATGTCGGAAAGGCATTGAATACTAAAACCAATGTTAAAGTCGGAGACATTATTAGAGTAAAGGTAGATGAAGTCAAGGAATCCGATGGTAGGTACACTCTCTATTCCGCTAATGTTATTGAAGTCCCCGAAGTAGAGACTCCCGATAAAATAGTTACTTTAGAGATGTTATCTAAGAATACTAAGCCTTCTTTAAAATATAAAATAGAGGCGTTGAAAAAGGGAATCACCATTACTGATAACATACATGGCGAAGCAGTATTGATTGCTAAGTCAATGGATGGTTTTACAATTTATGGATTTGAAGAATCTAATTTAATGTCTAAAAACGCACTAGCCGACTTAGATATGTGGAAAGAAGAAGCAGAATTAACATTGAAAACAATACAAGGAAAAATTACTGTTGCTATAAAAAACAGAATAAAAGAAAAAGGCCCACAGACTCCTAAAGAAGTACACTTGTATTTGAGAGAAAAAATGCCAAGCGAATATGAAACCCTTTTTGATAGTGACTCTTCTAAAATGCTAAAGGTACTATCAAAGGCTTCGGACAAAGATGTAAAAAACTGGGCTAATCAAAGAGAGGGTATTTCTTTTTCTAATGGTAAGTTGCACATAGATGAAACAGAAATAACAAAAGAAATGTCCGAGTTCAAAATATATTCTAGAAAAGACGACAATTTAGACTTTATCATTAAACATAAAGGAGAAACTCTCGCTTGGCTTATTGACCTTCCTAATGATGATGATATATTCTCTTTGTTTGGTAAAGCAAACAAATACCCTGCTAAAATATCTAAGAATATAGAAAAGGGACAATTAATAGATGAAGGTACTGTAGAGATAGGAGTCCAAAGACACGGATATCACGAATACATTATTCAAGGTAATAAGTTTGAAACTAAAATACATTTCCGAGTTATTCCCGTAGATGGTAAAAAAATGTGGCTCGCTTGGACTGGCTATGAGCAAAAACCTGTAGATAAAGAGAGCGATGAAGGCGTTTGGAATATCTATAAAGACAAGTATATTGACATTGATTTACCTAATAATACAGAACAAGTTATATAGTCGAAGTTTAACAAGATGGTTTGAGCAATATGTTAAACACCATTATTGCTCAAAAGGAAAATGACTTCACAATCATTAAAGCAAAAAGCGATGAATTAATGATTGTTGGTTATGCTTCTATTGAAATGGTGGATAAACAAAACGCCTTAATTACTCTTAAGGCACTAAATGAAGCAGTAGTAAAGTTCATGGAAAAGAACAAGTTTAGAAATGTAATGACAAACCATTCAAATGTTCAAGTCGGAGAAGTCATTCAATCATATAGAGATTCAAGCGGCAAACTATGGAAAACAGAAGTAGATGATGTCGGGTTTTTTGTAGTAATAAAATTAAGAGATGATATTGAAAAAGCCAAAGAGATAAACAGAAGTATTCGCAAAGGAACATTGAGGAGTTTTAGCATAGGGGGACAGGCTTTACAAAAAGTGAAGAAGAGTAATGAAGAATTGGGAGAGTATAGTGAAATAAGTAAACTTGAACTACATGAAGTAACCATATGTGAAAAAGGAATTAATCCCGAAGCGAAGTTTGATATTTTAAAGGAGGACAAAAATATGAGCGAAATAGAAAAAGCACTAAATGAGTTTAACGAAGTAATGGCAGAACTTAAGGACACAATCCTAAAAGAAGAAGGTGAAGAACTGGAAACTATGGATACAATGCCTGAGGAAGAAGCCGACATCCAAAAGGAGGATGTTGAAGATGAAGAAGCAAAGGCTGATTATGATGAAGATGAAAAGACCGTCGAAATGGGCGATTATAACTTTGAAAAGAAAGCAAATGAAGTAACAACACTTGACCTTTCACAAAGTAACATTGAAAAGGCATATGAAGCATTCAAGGCTGAAAAAGAAGAAGAGAAAAAATTACCTATGGATGAAATGGAAGATGAGGGTACAGCAGTATCTTACTCAGACACTACATCAGAAGCGGCAAAACCTGATTTTGCAGATATCGACGGAGACGGAGATAAAAAAGAACCAATGAAACAAGCAGCTAAAGATAAAAAAGCTAGAAAACCTAAAAAAGAATCGATTGATACTAAATTAGCAGAAATAGGAAAAGAAGCTGAAAA